TACGCAAACAAGATGCTGCATCCGGCGCTACCAACGACCCGAATCAGCCGTTTGTAGGGCAAGAGCCGAGAGTGTCTATCCCTCAACAGGCAAACTTGGTGCAGCAGGCGGTTAATAAGATGGCTACGACTCCAACTCCGCACATGGAGGTGGATGAGAACGGCCGTGTACAGTACACTACTACACCATTGCCCGTTCCGACGCAGGAGAGTATAGATGCAGATCGCCGAGAGCAAAAGAGTTGGTTCACTAACTTCAAGGAGGACATCGGAAGGAACTGGGGAACGAAAGAAGGACTGAAACAACTTGCTCGCACTATACCGTCTAAGTTTGCCGCAAGTACCGTTCGCTTTATGAATGGTCTCTTTGCCGGTGCACAGCAACTGAGCGCAGGCACTATGGTCGGTTCGCAGTTCGGTGGTGTCTATCAAGTGCCAACATTAGACGAACAGTATGCAGCATACCGCCGTGTGCAGAATGGTTCTAAAGACCCGAAAGACATTGAGAACTCGTCTGCGGTGCGTCTCATTGAGCAAGGAAAAGCCATACAAGAGCGTTTATCTGAGAAAGGCAACCCTATTGACCTTGCGGAAGATGAAGATTTTGTTTCGCTCGCAAGGCAAGGCAAGATTAGTTCGTTCATGCGTTATGGTCTCGGTACTGCCGTGGAGTCCGGCATGGATAACCTTATGGCACTTACTCCGCTTGGACGTGTAGCGTTGGCAAGTAGTATTGCCGGCAACCGTTTCCATGAGAGGTCGATTGAGAATATGGACGATGTGCCGTTGTGGGCGCGTGCCGTGTCGGCAGTCGGCGAGGGTGCTATCGCTCAGTTTGTTGAGAGCCGCTATAATCCTTTCCATGTATTAGACGGTCTCGGCAAGGGAGGTGTGAAAGGTGTGCTGCATGATATTGAGGAGCAAGCGGGTAAGAACATGTACAAGTGGATTGCCAAACAACTCGGCAAGGCTACTGTTGAGGAAGGAGGAGAGGAAATTACCGAGAACGTGCTGGATGATTTGATGAATAATGGTCTTGACCTTATTCTAAACAAAATGCTTGACCTTGACACAGGAAAGAATGGTTTAGGCTGGCAGGCCGAGTATGAGAAGTTCCGCAAGCAGAACAAGGGCATGTCCGATGATGAGGCTATGCGTGCTTTTGCAGGAGAAAAAGCGCATCAGTATCTCAACGACTTTATCGGCGGTGCGCTTGGCGGTTTGTTCATGGGTGGTGGCCGTATGGCAATTGGTGGACGCTCTATTGCTCAGACCGCAAAGGATTATTCCGACCTTGGTACAGCTATGCAGGATGTAGCCGATGAAATGGGCGTTACTATTCAAGACATTGCGCAAGTCTATGACGAACAAGCGACAATGACACCCGAGCAGATAGAGGGACGTCCTGACTTCCGTGAACTCAATGAGCGATTGCGTGAGGCAATGATCCGTCGCCAGCAAGGCATCGTGAATGCTCCGGATGAACAGCAAGATGCACAACAACCGCAAGACCGGCAGACGCAACTCCGTCAGCAGGCTACCGAGGCGGCGCAGCAAGAGGTGCAAGGAATGACGCACCAAGACGGCAATGTCTATTACGTGGGTATAAAAGGTAAGGACGATGCAGAAGGCTATGCCATGAGTGGTGCGCTCGGTATGGTCACGGATAAGGACGGAATGTATTCTACCTCCGGACGTAACCTTGTGACCGTCAAGATGAACGATGGTAGCGTGCAGCAAGTGCCGGCGGACGAGTTGGTAGTGCGTGATATCCCTGTTAGTGCCGATGAACTAATGCAAGAGCGCACAGATCATTACTTTGCGCAGTACGCTAACGAAGACCTCTTCCATGTGGGTGATAAGGTCTATCTCAAGCAGAACGGACAGCAAAGCACGGAGAGTTCAACCATCGTGAACATCAACGACGAGGGTATAGAGGTGGAGATCATTGGTCCGGACGGTATGCCGAACACGACCGTTATCCCCCATGAGCAGGCAGCGGAAGCACTTGCAGTGGCAGAAACTCCTCAATATGAAAAGTACGATACAAGTGATATACATTACGAAATAAATCCCACAGCGGACGAGCAAGAAACGGCAAATGCGCTTATTGAGCAATATGGTTCTCTCGCTAAATTACAAAGAGAAATGCAAATAGGCAACAACAAAGCCCGTGTGTTATGGAATAACTATGTAGATTCTCATCAGCAACCCGCCGCACCGCAAGACAATATCGTGACGTACACTATGCAAGACGGCAATACCATCCGTCTCCGTGACATGGGGAATGGCGTATATAATACCATTGTGCCGGACGGAGAACAGCCGGAAATCTTCACCGAGGAGGAATTGGCAGAAGCCGGTGCAGTACGTGCAGATGAGAATAGCGGTCAAGGTGAGTTCGTAATCCCGCAAGAAGAAGGATATGAATACGGGAAGCCTACCAACATCCGTACAAGTAAGAAAGGCACTAAACTCGCAGACATCACACGAACCCACATTGACAAGGACGGTAACAAAGTAACAGAGGTTATAACCATCAAGCAGGATGGTACAAATGTTATTTCCGGTTCTACTATTCCGTTAGTCGGATATAGAATAGCCGGTATGGATGCAGAAACCTTTGAGGGAGTAGAAGTTGTTGGTTTTACCAAACTCACAGAACTTCCTCAACGTACAAGAGTTGTAGATGGACGTGACGCAGACGGCAATAATATATATCGTGAGCAAGATGCTATTGGGGAATTGATTCTAAAAGACGAGAATGGTAGATTTAGTGCTACCGTGCCTCTTATTAGAACAGCACCCGTAGGGGAAAGTAACCAAAACCCCCATGGGTTAGATACCCAAACCCCTATGGGTAATGGTAACGAAACCCCTGGGGTTGCTCCGGCATACCCCACGGACGAGGAAGGCAACCCTGCATGGGGACAGATGGAAGTGCCGCAGTCCGCGCAAGTGCTGTATGATTTGTATCAGGGCAACCGCGAGAGTGCCAAGGCGTATGCCGATGACCAACTCAAAGAGGCGCAGAAAGTACAGAAAGCAGCCGCCAAGCAAGCATCCCACAACCTCAACCTTGCGCAGCGTCTGGCAGAAGAAGAGCAGAACGCACAGTTCAAAGCCCAAGCCGATGCAGCGGTCAAGTATTGGGAGAATGTCAAGTTGGCTATCGCGCAGATCAAGACCGCCGAGGAGTTAGCCGCCGAGCAAGCACAGCGTGAGAAAGATGCAGCCAAAGCAGCCGCACGCCGTCAGACCGAGGAGGGATTAGCAGGCGGACAACCCGCAGAGCGGTGGAACAATGCACCGAAGACTGAGGGTAATGCCGTGACGCGCACTCTGCCGGACGGCACGAAGATAACCGGGCATTATGTCCTTGCGGAAGCCGGTGCAGCCACTCCGAGCCATAATCCGTTCAATAACTGGAACACCTCTGAGGGCTTCCCCGTCACCGAGGACGGACGCAACATCAACGACCGCGATTACAAGAACGACAAAGACGCGCAGCAGATCACGATGCAGATTGCGCAGAACTACGACGGTCAAGCCGTGCAGCAAGTGCCGGTGGTATCGTCAGAGGGTATTGTGTATGACGGTAACGGACGCACTATTGCCGGTAACATTGCAGCAGCCAATAATACCGATGCTGCATACCTGCAAGCCCTCACCGAGAATGCCGCTAATTTCGGCTTTACACCGGAGCAGGTGGCTTCTATGCAGCATCCGCGTGTCTATCTCCAGACGGACGAGGATATGCCGTACAACACGACTACCTTTGCCAAATTCAATGCTCAGGAGAAAAAGACGATGGACAGTGTTCACCGCGCTATCTCCAATGCCAAGAAACTGACTGACGCAGCGCGTGACGGTCTGCTGCGGGTAATCAACAGTTATAGTTCGCTTGATGCGTTCTTTGCCAGCGAGAACGGCGCAAAGGACATCCTCAATCTGTTGCAGGCTAACAACATCATCACGGAACAGGAAGCGCCGGAGTGGAGAGACAAAACCGAGACAGGCTTTGTTCTGTCCGCTGATGGTCGCTCCGGCATCACGGACTTGCTCATCGGTGCATTGTTTGACGAGCAGACCATCCGTATGTTAGGTAACGACAAAGGACTGAAACAGTCTATTCTTCGTGCTATGCCGTCCATCATCGAGAACAGGCAGTTGGGTGATTATGCACTCACGGACGACATCAACGAGGCTATCCGTCTGCTCTATGAAGCACGCCAAGCCGATATGGTGTATAAACTCTTTGTGCGCCAAGGCAATCTGATTGACGGTTACGTGAAAGACCGATTCTCTGCGTTCAGTATGCTATTAGCGGAAGAGATGAGCAGCGGTGTGGATAAGTTCCGCCAAGCGCTCGATGTCTATAACGATTCAGCCAGAGACGATGCCAACGGTCAATCGACTATGTTTGACCAGCGCACTCCGGAAGATATTAAAAACGAAATACTAAAACGCTATGAACAAGAACAACAACCGGCAGAGCCAGCCGCAGAGCAGCCTGCAAACGAGGAAACTCAGCCTCCTGTATCAAGCACACCAGCAAGTGATGAACCCGCAGCCGAAGTAACCGAGACCCCTGCGGAGGACAATGCGCATTTGTCGGACAACGAAAGCGCATTTGTCGCGCCACAAATGCCCATTGATACGCAAACTAATGCCCAAAAGCAAAGCAAAACACCAGCGGAAGAGTCAGTAGAAAACCCAACTGCTTTCGAAAGTTTTATTGCGGAGTTTGAGCAAGAACACGGCAAGAGTGGAGCTGATCAAGTGCGTAATATGGTGGAGAGCAACCCAGAGTTAGATTATATCTATGTGGGTATTGATAATGATGGCAGATTTAGCCAAGTTGTTAAATCGAGAATTGAGGCTTTCAATATACGCGGAGCCGTCAATTTTATTGGCATTCCGCTTGAAGGTTGGAGAAAAAAGTCCCAACAGGCCGAGACACAAGCGGGAAACCAGACACCGTTAGAGGCGGCGCAGAAACGTAAGGCAGAGCGGAAGCCGAAAAAGACGGAAGCGCATCAATCGTCCGACGCAAGCGCATCGACTGCGACATCGGAGCGCATCAATAACGAAACCGAAGCGCAACAGCCCGCAGAACAGCCGAAAGAAGAACCGAAGAATACCATCTTCACAGACGAGGCATACGAAAAAGCCAAAGCACGCATGAAAGCGCGGCTCAATCGTCTCAATATGGGCATTGATCCCGAAATGGTAGCCGACCAGATTGTTATTGCCGGTTATCATGTGGAGCGTGGCGCACGTAAGTTCGCCGACTTTGCTCGTGCCTTAATTGCTGATTTCGGAGACGGCATCCGTCAGTACGCAAGACAGATGTACAACTATCTGCGTGACATACCGGAGGGTGAGCCGTTCCGTGCTGAAATGGACGACTATGCAACCGTAATGGCATTCGATATTGATAATTTCGACGCAAATATAGCCGATAATGGCACGGAAATTGTACAAAGTACAATAAATAATATAAATAATGTAAATAATTCACCCGAAAACTTGCAAGAGTCAGAAAAAAATAGTACCTTTGCAGGCGTAAATAATGACAACAATGGAGACACAAGCACAACTGTACCAGAGACATCCCCAACTGGAGCAGCACCACAAGCAACAAATGGAGAGGGTGCGCAGAATGCAGGAGAAGCCAGTGGATTGGAAGGCAATCGACCGACAGGTGGATCGAGACTTCCAAACCCACAATCAAGCCAATTCGAACAAGAAAAAGAGTTAGAGCGCGAAGCCAAGGCTAATGGCACGTGGCTTAACTTTGGCGATATTAGAGATTCAGCCGCAAGAAGACTGCCATCCGGTAAGGAAGCGGATGTGTTCCTTTCGCAAGACGGAAAGCACGTCATCAAAGTAATCAAGTATTTCCAATACAGCCAAACGCCGTATGATTTCCTCCGTGACAGAGTAGAACTATTCAATTTGCTATTTCCAGAAACCGCTTATCGGTTGTTAGGATATACACGGAATGCCGAAGGTCAGTTCTGTCCGGTAGTAGAGCAGCCGTTTATTGAGGGGCACTTGCTCGAAGATTATTGGCTTGCTACCAAAGGAAAGGTTAAGTATAGCGAGTTGGAGCCGATGCTGGAGCGTTACATGCTCGAAAAGCACGGAATGCATAAGTATGGACTTGATGCCTACGAGGATGAGCTGTACAGAGTGCAAGATTTGCACCTTAAAAATGTTCGCATTGACGATGAGGGTAACCTATATGTAATAGATGCCGTTCCGTCATATCGTCCAACCAATGATGGCGGAGGAAAGAAAGCGACCGACCAACCAAAGAAGGAGCAACAGGAATCGCCGATGATGAAGCAGTTCCAATCTATTAAGGAACAATACCCGGATGCAGTACTACTGTTCCGTATGGGCGATTTCTACGAGTTGTACGATACAGATGCTGAAGAAGGAAGTAAAATACTTGGCATAACATTGACACGCACAACGTGGGCAAAGATGGCAGGCTTCCCGTTCCATGCACTTGATACCTATTTGCCGAAACTCGTCCGTGCAGGAAAGCGCGTAGCAATCTGCGACCAACTGGAAGACCCGAAAATAGCTTCTAAACTTGTGAAGCGTGACGTTATTGAACAGCACGAACAGCAAGTAATGGAGAAAGCGCAAGCAGAGGTAGCTAAACCGGAACCGCAACAGGTGGTTACGGACACAGTAGGTGAGATAACGGAATCGAAGCACACCAAAACAGGCGCACCTATTTGGGTAGTGAAGCCGATGGAGCGCGTAGGAAATGCCGAGTTCCGAGCCTTGCGCAAACGAGCCAAAGAGAACAACGGCTATTACAGCACATTCGTCAAGGGCTATGTGTTTAATAGTGTCAATGATGCAAACCGATTTAACAATATAAGCGATGTACAAACCACAACTGAACAAGGACGTGCAGATAGTGAAGCTGCTATCAGCACGGCAGAAACTGCAAGCGCAGAAGCAGCGGCTATTAGACGAGATAGCGGAGATACAAGCGGAGCAGCGGGAGAACTCGGCGGAGAGAGCGTTGAGACAGGCGTATCAGGCAGTAGGGATGTAGAACTTACGCCTGATCAAGCCGCAGAGCAGACACAAGAACGCAAGGACGCTATCCAAAAGATAGACGAAGCCACCGAGCGCATAGACAAGCAACTGGCGGAACTGACCGACCAAGCCGAGGAAGAAACGCCGGAAGAAGAGCCGGCACCTACCTCGATGAGTGAGGTGGTAGAGCAAGCCAAGAAGCGTCAGCAGAAAGCAAAGCAGCGTAAGCAGAAGTTAGAACAGACGTTAGACCTGTTCGCCGAGGCGGAGGATAGCACTCCTGCATTGGACGAGCAGACCGAACCTATAAACACCGAAGACAATGGAAGCACCGAAGTACGAAATGATGGGGAGCGAGAAGGTAGCACCCCGCAAAGAAGGACAGCCGGACAACCTGCAGACCAGAATGGAACGCTGGGAGGAAGCCAACGGCAAGCAAATGAAGGAACTCAGTCCGGAGGAGTGGGTTCGCGTAGTGAACAACATCGGGTGCATGACGGAGAGCGAGGCCTGGGAACTACTGGGCAGCGCTCAACTGAACCAGTAGAAAGAAAACAATCTCTACGACTCCGTTACATTGATGAGTTTGGTGTTGAGCATATCTTAGATGCCAACTACTATACATTAGGGGATGTGTACCACATTAACGACCGCCTTAATGGTGATCAATACAATGTGAAAGCCTCCAATGTATTAAAGAACATCAAGAAAAAGGTTTGGACGGAGATTGTAGAGTCACCAGCCCAAGAGACAGAAGCACCAATCGCGGAGAGCGAGCGCAAGAACACGCATAACTTCCGCTATGATCCGGCAGACCCTGCACCTACGAGCAACAAAGCCCGCTATGAGGCGAACTTGGCGGCTATTCGTCTGCTCAAGCAGTTGCAGGACGAGGACAGACAAGCCACGCCGGAGGAACAGCGCGTATTAGCCAAGTTCACAGGTTGGGGCGGTCTGGGTGAGTTCTTCAAAGGCGAGCCGGGTACAACGTATTGGTCCGACCACGGCGAGAAATCTCCTTACCAAGTAATCAAAGAGTTGCTGACGGATGAGGAAATGCAGGCGGCGCAGTTGTCGCGTAACTCTGCATACTTTACTCCGCCTGCTATCATCGACGAGTTGTGGAGCATAGCGCAGCATCTCGGCTTCAAAGGTGGCAATATCTTGGAGGGTAGCGCCGGTATCGGTAATATCCTTGCGCAGATGCCGCAGTCCATCAGCGACCGAAGCAACCTGCAGGCGGTGGAGATAGACACCATCACCGCAGGCATATTGGCACAACTGTACCCCGATGCACAAGTACATGCTGCAGGATTCCAAGAAGTAGATATTCCAAATAACTCACAAGACCTTGTGGTCACGAACGTACCGTTTGTGACCGGCTTGCGTGTGTATGATAAGAAGGAGAAAGACCTGAGCAAGCGTTTCGGCAATATCCATGACTTCTGTATCGCCAAGAACGTGCGCAAGTTGCGTCAAGGCGGCATAGGTATCTTCATCACTACTTCGGGTACACTCGATAGCAGTAAAGACTTGCGCCGTTGGCTCAATAACGAGGGCGAAACGGATGTGATAGGTGCTTTCCGTCTCAACCGTGAGACCTTCGGCGGCACCAGCGCGACCTCGGATATTATTGTAGTACGCAAACGTGTGAACGGGCAGAAAGACCCGCGTGCCATAGATGTACTTGATACCGATGTAGCGCGTGTAGCAGAGACAGAGGAGGATGGAAAGAACGTAGAGAAGAAACTAATCTACAACCGCTATTTCGTGGAGCATCCTGAGAGCATGGGTGGTGAAATGGGCTTCGGCTTTGAGCATGGTGATACACGTTGGGGTGGAACTACCTCCGGCTGTTATCCGTCACCGGCTATCAATCAGTCGGAACGTCTGCAGGAATGGGTTGAGGCTATTCCTACCACCGGCGATGTGCAGACCGTGACCGTCCGCGAAAGCAATAATTTCAATCCGGGTACTTACGAGGAATATCACGGCGATCTGCCTTACGGTTCGCTCGTTCTTAACAGCAAGGACGAGATATGCCGCGTATATAATGGCATGGTGGTGCCGGTGGAGGGTATTAACCCGACCAAGGTCAAAGGTCACACCAAAGCGGAGGTACTGACGGACTACAACGCACTCAAAGCAGCCGTTGAGGAGTTACTCGCAGAACAAGCAAAAGGTATCAGCGACGAGGGTTTGAAAGGTTTGCTCAAGAAACTGAACCGTGCTTATGATGACTTTGTGAAGAAATACGGCAACCTCAACCGCAACGTGTCGCTGTCGTTCCTGCGTAATGATGTGCAGTGGGCAAGCATGGCGGCATTGGAGAATGTCCGCGAGACCATTGACAAGAACGGAAAGAAGAAGATTGAGGTCAGCAAGACCGATGTCTTCTCCAAACGAGTTGTCGGCGTACAGGCAGAGCCGAAAGCCGAGAATGCCCGCGACGGTGTTATTCTCTCCGTGCAGCAGTACGGCAACGTGCGGCCCGATATGATTGCTATGTGGCTGGAGAGACCGCAAGAGGAGGTAGAGAAAGAGATTATCGAATCGCGTCTCGCTTTCCGTGACCCGCAGACCGGTAACATGGTCGTCAGCCATGAGTATCTGTCCGGCAATGTCCGTGAGAAACTGGCGTATGCCGATGAACACAACGAGAACGGCATCTATGATACCAACATTGAGGAACTGCGCAAGGTGATCCCTGTGGATATTCCGGCGCACCTTATTGAGTTCAATATCGGTTCGACGTGGATTCCGGTGGAATTGTATCATAAGTATCTCAAAGAGAAGTTCGGTGTAGAGAGTCTGCAATTAGTGCATGTCGGTAGTGCATGGATCAGCAACGAGAAGAGTTACGGAGGTTATGCCCTCCGCAACGAGAAGAATCGTTCCGAGGGTGTATATAGCGAGGTACTGATGGAGCAGGTGTATGGTCACCAACTAATGATAGCCGCCATGAATAATGTGCCGGTAGTAGTCAGCAAGACGGAGAAACACCGCGACGGTACGACCGAGACTATCACCGACAAAGCGGCTACCGCTGCATGTTCCGACAAGATCAGCCAGATAAAGGACGACTTTGTAGAGTGGGCACGCGGTAAGATGCAGGAAGATAGCGAACTCGCCGAGCGTGTGAAGAAGATTTACAACGAGCGTTTCAACGCCATTGTGCCTATGCTGAGCGTCGATAAGGCTTTCCTTTCTCCGCATCTGCCCGGTCAGAACCACAAGTACACCCTTTATGACCACCAGCAGCAGGCTGTAGTACGTGCTACGACCCAGCCGGTGATGTTAGCGCATGAGGTCGGTACAGGTAAGACTATCACGCTGATTAGTTCCGCAATGGAGATGCGCCGTCTCGGTACTGCCAAGAAACCGATGATTGTGGTACAGAACGCCACCACGCCGCAGTTTGTCAAAGAGGCTAAGGACTTATACCCGAATGCTAAGATACTGACAGTGAGCGAGCGAGACCGCACCAAAGAAGGTCGTCAGGAGTTCTACGCTAAGATCAAGTACAACGATTGGGATTTGATTATCGTGCCGCAGTCCGTATTCGATATGATACCGGACAGCGAGAGCCGTATGCGCGACTTCATCCAAGAGAAGATAGAGGAGAAGATGCACGCTATCGAGGCTGCTAAGGAAGCCAATGTGGATGCAAAGGTGACGAAGCGCATGGAAAAGGAGTTGGAGGCATTGCAGGAAGACCTGCAGAACGCCAACATGTCCGGCAAGCGTAGCAAGTCCAAGACGGAGAAGGACGCCAAGAAAGATGCGGAGCGTATCGAGAATGCCAAAGCAAGGGCAGAGGAGATGTTAGACCGCCGCACGGACGAGGTGGATGACTTTGACGATATGGGTATTGATGCGCTGCTCATTGACGAGGCGCACAACTACAAGCATCTGGGCTTTGCTACGATGATGACCCGTGGTGTGAAAGGTATCGACCCGAGTTATTCCAAACGTGCTGCGGCCCTGTACCTCAAATGTCAGTCGGTCTATGAGCGTTGCGGTCACCGCAATGTGGTATTCGCTACCGGTACACCGATCAGCAATACCGCTGCGGAGATATGGACGTTTATGAAGTACCTGATGCCGAAAGAGGTGCTCAAAGACAACGATATATACTATTTCGACGACTTTGTGCATAACTTCGGTAAGATTGCCGAGCAACTGGAGTTCGCCACCAACGGTAAGTTCAAGGCGAACAACCGCTTTGCGCAGTATGGTAACGTGCCGGAACTGATGCGTATCTGGCTGACTTGTGCCGATTGTGTACTGACCCGTGAGGTAGGGCAGGTGAACGACAAAGTGCCGGAGTTGGAAGGCGGTAAAGCACAAGACATCTTCCTGCCGCAGTCGCCGTCGCTGATTGATATTATGGCTTCCGTACGTGCCGAGTTGGAGCGTTATGAGCAGATGAGCGGTAAGGAGAAGAAAGAGAACAGCCATATACCTTTGACGATGTACGGTGTAGCGAAACGTGCCGCTATCGACCCGCGTCTGGTGGATGCCAGCGCCGCCGATGAGCCGTTATCCAAGACCAACAAAGCCGTAGAGGAAACGCTGCGGTCACTCAAAGAGACGAAGAAGTACAACGGTACCGTGGCTATCTTCTGTGATAGTTACCGCAACCTGCAGACCGGCTTCAATCTGTTTGAGGACATCAAGGCTAAGTTAGTCAAAGCCGGTGTGCCTGCCGCCAAGATTGCTATCATCCGTAGCGAAATGACCGATGCAGCCAAGCAGAAGATATTCGATGCAGTCCGCGAGGGTGAGATACGTGTTATCATGGGTAGCACGCAGACCCTCGGAACGGGTGTCAATATCCAAACCCGTCTGCATACCTTGATTCACATGGATGCGCCGGACCGTCCGATGGATTATACCCAGCGTAACGGTCGTATCATCCGTCAGGGTAACATGCACCGCCAATGGAACTTGCCTGTTCGCGTGCTCCGTTTCGGTGTGGAGGATTCGTTGGATGTAACGTCCTACCAGCGTCTGAAAACCAAAGCGGGCTTCATTGATTCGATCATGAACGGCAAGAGCATGATTGATAACAACCTTGAGAACCGCGTGCTGGAGGATGTAGAGGAAGGTATCTTCGACAACCCTGTGGCTATGTTGTCCGGCTCGCAGTATGCTTTGCTCAAATCGCAAGCCGAGCGAGACCTGCGCAAGTGGCAAGCCCGCAAGCAGCAACATGACATTGACCAGATACTGATTGCCAAGAAACTGAAAGACAATGCCCAAATCATTGAGCACCGCCGTCAGTTGATTGCTACCGATGAGCAGTTCCTGCAGACCCTGCAAGAGACTTTCCCGACCGGCAAGGTGACGGAGTACAACATCGACGGTACTATCTGCCACAACGCAGCCGAACTGAAGGAGGCACTTAAAGCCATCAACGCGGAGATACAAGCCCGCGCCGACAAACTACGCAAAGAGGGCTACGAGGGTAGCAAGCAGAACATCGCAGTATCGTTGCAGTTCAACGGTATGCCGTTTAATGTCAATATCGTGCTTATCTATAACAGCCGTTGGGAGAGTGGTCAGCGTGCTATCACCATCAACAAAGAGGTGCAATACACCACGCCGACCTCAGACCATTGGTTAGGATCGCCGACTAAGGTACTTGACAAACTCGTTGAGCATATCGAGCAAGACTATCTGTCCGGCGCACAAGCCCAGGGAGAGATCAACTACTCGCGCAACTATATAGCCCGTCTGCAACAGGAAAGCGAACTCATGCGGCAGCGTGAGGGCAAACCCTTTGAGCATACCGCCGAACTGGAGAAAGCGCAGGCTCTCGTGGACGAATATACGGAGAAGATGAAAGCCGAACTTGCCGAGAAAGAAGCCAAGTACGCCAACCAGTCTTCCGGCCGCAAGGTGGAACTGAACGAGCAAGAGGATGAGGAAGAGTCTGCACCCGAAGCGCAGATTGACAACCTCGACTATCCGCAGTTTGCGAACCAGACCGAGGCGCAGCAACTCGCTACCGCCGCACTCGTTGAGGTGCTGAACGACAATACCGACCTTGATGTGTTCCTCGCTACCGACGAACAAATGCCCGAAGACGGTTCGGAGACTTCGATAAAGGTTAATCACAACTCGCCGTATCTGATCAAAAGGGCAGATGGTACGTTTGTTGATCCCGTGACCGGCGAGCGTCTTGGCTTTGACCATAGTTTCAACGGACGTGGAGAGGGTAGCAATGTACATGGGTATGGTACTTATGTTAGCGTTGAAGACATAAAAGGCTATGCAAAACCGTACAGTTATACAGAAAATGGGCGTTACAAAGGTCTTCCTTCTTATGCACAACCGCAAACCGTTGAGGAAATACCTGTTAATGTAATGCTCCTTAACTCCAACGAGCATACCAATCTGTCATTTGACGAGTATAAAGAATGGTGCAAGAACCATATATCTCGGATGCTGGAGCGTCACCGCTATTTTGGAGTTCTGCAAGGACACCGCTTCTTAGAGGCTCTATATAATATGGACTATATCGACTATGATACATGCCAAGACCTTGCACATGAATACTTTGCCGAGGGCAATGCAAAAGAGGGTGAGGATTGGTTGTACAAGTTGGAAGCAAAGATATTGAAAGGTATAGACGAACTCAAAGAAGAAGACTTTGAACTTCCTCGTAAGCACCACTATGACGTAGAGATACCCGACAATGACGGAACAAACTATCTGGAGGAAGATGAATTACTAACAGATAGCATTAGAGAAAGAGTAATAAATGTAATCAAAAATCAGAATGATGTAACAGGCAAAAAGCGTGATTTACTAATACGTGCTATTTCTTATAAGGGGAAAGCTACAGATACTGACGGAAGATATTTATACCGAGAATTAGAGCGCTATGCAAGTTATGCTCCTCTATCTTCTTCATCAAAATGGGCAAGCGAAATATTACACAAAGCTGGCTTTGTGGGTATCCATTACTTCGGCGGTCGTGATGGTGAGTGCTATGTTATCTTCAATGAGAACGACGCAAAGATTATCGACCACCGCGAGTTTATGCTCACCCCGAATGGCAGGCTGTATGGTTGGGCAATAGGGGACAGAATCTATCTGACCAAGGACGGACTGAACCCTAATTCACCGATACATGAGTACAGCCATATCTGGGCAAAGGCGATGATGCGCAACAACCGCGAGGGCTGGCAGTCTATCGTGGACATCTTCAAAGTCACGCCGTTCTGGGACGAGGTGGTGAACGACCCGAACTACCAAGGACTGACCACCGACGACGCTATCTGTTCCGAGGTGCTGGCACGCTACAGTGGACAACGCGGTGCAGCACGTATGGAAGAGTGGGCAAAAGAGGAGCAGTACGAGGCGGAGCAGTCCGGCTCTGTGCTGCGTGGTGCCAAGGTGCGCCAACTCATCAACCGCGCCAAGCAAGCCCTTGCGGACTTCTGGCATTGGGTAGGTGTGAACCTGTTCGGCATCAAGCATTTCGATTCCGCCGGGCAAGTCGCCGACCGCGTGCTGTGGGATATGCTCAATGGAACGGAGTTGGATGTAACGGCAGACCGTGAGATGCAGCATATCAAAGAGCGTGCTATTGCCAATGGTACGTTTATGAAAGCACCGAACGGTGAGCCGACCAACCTCAACGAGCGTCAATGGCTCCAAGTCCGCACCCGCGCTTTCAAACGTTGGTTCGGTGATTGGGAGAATGATCCGCAGAACGCCAGCAAGGTAGTGGACACTAACGGCGAGCCGATGGTGGTTTATCATGGGACTAAAAGAAGTGTCGCAGGATTTACTACATTTGAGAAGAATGGCACGGGCATATTCTTAGCAGACATAGATACTGCTTCATGGTATTCCGACGATGATCGTCCGACAGTCATTAAAGGAGTTCCGCATTTCAAGTCTTGGGACGAGGTGAAAGAGTATGCCGAGAAATACGATATACCTTTCCAGAAGGCAGACGAAGAAGAGTACGATGAAGGCTATGAGATAAACGGTGAGTTTGTAACCGAAATATCTGAGGCGCGAGAAGTTCTCCAAGCCTATAAGGTTGAAAACGACTACGAGGGTACTATCTACGCTTGCTTCCTCAATATCCGAAACCCGAAAGAGTATGACTACGAGGGTCACGGAGCATTGGACGGATTCAGAGGTAAAGAAGAACCGTCTGTGTACTTTGACCGGCTGATGCAACAGCAGTATGGTAAGAAAGCCAAGTATGACGGCATGATCTGCTATAACATCAAAGACCGAGGCGGTTATATGGGAGGTATTGCAGAACTTGATGAGGATGGTAGGTTAGAGAACTATTATGATAATACTGTATATATAGTTCCGAACCCTAACCAAATCAAGAGTGCGACGAACAATAACGGTGAGTTCTCCGAGGAGAATGATGACATTGAGCGCAGCGTCAGCAAGTGGACACCGGAGCAGATGAAGATGATCAGCGACTGGTACGATGCTCATCCGCATCCGCAGTACCAGATTGGCGAGGGACTGGATCACTATGCGCAGCGACTCTCGCAATGGGAAGGAGCACACAAGCAGTTCAGAGCAAGCATGGAGCAGGATAGAACTTCATCGACAACGAAAGTGGACTTTGACGAACAACAAAAGTCAGTTTCTCCAACGGCAAAAGTGACTTTCTCTAACAACGAAACTGCACCATCGTTCACGCCGGGTGTGCGTCCTACTCCGATGGCCAACGAGACACCATACGAGTATGCGCTGCGGCTCCGTCAGTATTACCAACTGATGCGTGATGAGCGGTTAGTGGCTGAATACGTGGCAGAGATTAACAACCAAGCCGATGCAGCCGCCAAGGTACTGAAGAAGAATACCATCGTGCGCGGTCTGCTGGATGCAGCCAAACCGATTGAGAACTTCCAAGAGTGGATGAAGCAGCGCGGCGCAACCATCACCGACGAGAGCAACGCTTATACCGACACCTTCCTTGCTACCGGTCGCGTGACCGAAGCCAACGAGCAGATGCAGCGTTACATCATCCGTCCGCTTGCCAAGCAGATTGCCAAGATCATCGCACCGGACGAAAAGACCGGCAAGAGCCGTTTGGACGGTATCAATATCGTATGGCATAACATGGACGTAGCCGGAACAGGCAGCAAGTTAGACGGCAAAGCACTCACACCGCGAGAGATAATCGGTGTCTATTGCCAAGCCAAAGACTGCGCAGAGGCTATTGAGAAAGGTTTGCCCGACCGTGGTGCAAAAGGTTTCCTGAATAACCTCGGTATGTCGCATGACGATGTGATTGCAGCCGTGGAGTCCGTTATTCCGCGTGCCGAGTTGGACGAGCTGTGGCGGCTCATCAATGCCGCTACCCACTTTGCGCTGAACTACGACTATGAGTCCGGCCGTATCTCCGAAGATACACACACCGAGTTCTATCAGCGTGAGTTCTATGTGCCGCAACGTGGCTGGCGTGAACGTGACGAGAGCGGACTGATAACCGAATATGAGCCGGTGGGCAAACGTGGCAACGACCCGTACAACGCTGCATTGGTCAAGGCACATGGTCGTCAGTCGCTGGCTTCCGATCCGTTCGCATATATCATGTCTATCGACGCATCGTCTATCGTATCGAGCGAGAATAACAAGATTAAGCAGAAGTTCCTGCAGTTCTGTCTCGACAACGAGAACCTTGGCTTGCAGACCGGCGCTTTCCGTGTGAAGAAATACTGGATCATGAATGTGATAGACCCCGAGACCGGCAAGATTAAGTTGGACGAAGAGGGCAATCCGATGATGGAAGTGTCGTATGTAGCGCCGAGTGCAGAGGATTTGTCGCACGACCGCACCATCAAGGAACTCATCAAGAAGAAACGCAAAGAGTGGGCAAAAGTGAACCAAGCCTATCTGGAGCGTCAGTCGCATGGTGAGTTAGGTCCGCAGTTGGAAGCAGCCTACAAGACCAAACTGAGCAAGATAGAACAGGCGATAGAGGACTTGGAGCAACAGATGCACATCGCATGGCACGCTACCAACACCAACATCACCCAACGTACCAGCGACGAGAAGAAGCAACATGAAGTGCGTGTACTGCTCGACGGACAAGAATATCTGATTGAGGTGCAGGACGAGAAACTGGCTAACGCTATCAACAAGAAGTTCAAGCAACACCAAGAGCAGCTGTTCAACACCTCGCAGAAGATGCGTAACGCTACCCGCTTTATGTCTGCCGTGCTGACGCAGTACAACCCGGAGTTCGCGGCAAGTAACTTTGCACGTGACTTCCAAGTGGCACTTGCAACCCTCACGGCGGAGCATCCCGAGTTGGTAGGCTCGTTCCTCAAGAACTTTGCTGCATGTCAACCTGCAGTATGGCAATATGCGTTCAACGACAAAGTGCGTGACCGTGCCGTGTTCCGTGATTCGGAGTTAGGACGCTATCTGCAAGAGTATTTCAAAGCAGGTGCCGCCACCGGATTCAGCTACATGCAAGACCTCAAGAGCCTGCGCCAAGACTTTGACGCGATGATTAACGAGAGCAACCTGCGTCGCGGTATAAAGGGTGCAGTAGGTACGCTGTCTATGCTGACTCAAGTGAGCGAGACCGCCGTCCGCTTTGCTGGATATGTAGCCGCAAGACAGAAAGGCATGGGTATCAACGAGGCTGCATACCTGAGCAAAGAACTGACTACGAACTTCGACCGAGCAGGTGAAGTAGCCGATAGCGGCTGGATGTCGTGGTTCAGTTTCTTCCGCGCTACCCTCAATGGTAATATCAAGTTCCTCAAAGCGTTGAAGAAGATGCCGTTGGCTTACTCGCTGATTGCTGCGGCTTATGTGGCAATGGGTATGCTGAACCAGTTCCTCAACCCCGACGACCCGGAGGACGAGGTATGGGCAGGCGATTACACCCGAGAGAGTAACTTCGTCATTGGCAAGTGGCGCATCCCGACCGCGCACTTCCTTCGTATGTTCTTTGCCGCCGGTGTCAATGCCGCCAAATGGATACAGGGAGAGAAGAGTTTCGGCGAGGCTACCTACAACACCGCTAACTTTGCATCGCAGGAACTGCTGCCGAACTACCTCAACCTGTTAGGTAATGGTACGGAGTGGAACAACCGCGAGGGTAAAGTGGACTTTACATGGGAAGGACTGCTGCAAGGCGTAATGCCGTCGCCGGTATCACCTATCGCCGATGTCTATTTCAATCGTGACTTCCGTGGAGCTACTATCAACCGCGAGCCGTTTGCCAAGTCGCAAGAGGGTACGAAAGATATTCTGCTTTCCAAAGAGAATACGCTGCCTGTTTATAAGTGGCTGACGCAGGCTATCTACGAGGGAGTAGGCGGTAACATGAATGCCAAGTACCAAAGCGATGATCCTGCATGGCGCAGTTGGTTGTTCGATACGTCGGCAAGTTCCGTGGAGCACGTAGTAGAAGGTTACATGCCCGCCGGAATGGATATGTTTATCACCTTGGGCGAGGCTATCTACGATGCCGCCACCGGCACACCGACCGGACCGGACAAGTGGCCGTTTGTGCGTAAGTTCTACAATGCCTATACTCCGGAGCGTGCTTATATGCAGCAATACTATCTGCTCAACGGCCGCGTTAAGGAGTTCAAGCGCAACATGGACGACTACCGCAAGAACGACCGCACCAAGTACAACATCCTGACCCACTCGCAGGAGTACCGCAACTATCAGGAAGCGCAGCGGCTGGTGAAGAAACAGAAAGAGAACCCGACCACGGCTGATGTCCAAGCCCTCATCAACGCAAACAAACAATGGATTAAGTAGTATGGGCAGACCAACCAAAGCAGAGAAATATAGTCCGCAGGCTTTTTTGGAAAAGCAGAAGGAATTGGTAGGCATGGCGCTGGACGAGATGAAGAAACGCATCAAGAAAGGCGACGTGTCCTTCCAAGACCTTGCGGGCTATGTCACCAAGACCATTCCGCTCATCCGTGACGAGAACACGCAGAGCGAAAGCGACGTGACAATGGAGATCCTTTGCAAGAAAGCCGTGAAGGTGAAGATGCGTATCAACGAAGCCAACGAGGAAGGCGTAAAGGAAGAAGAGGAAGAAGAGACGAATTAAACCATTGTGTATTCGTTGACTATTTTCCGTGTGGGTGTTTCTTTGACGGTCGGTTTGACGGCCAGACGAGGAGCACCCATCTTCTTTCCATAGCAGAAGTGTATGCCGAGTGCGCGAGTGATAACGCGGTCATCGTGGTTGTTCTTACCTTTGACGTTGCCCAGCGATCCGTCATCGTGACGCTCAAAGATTTTCATTTCGTCCACCGCCTCCTTATTCCTTTCTATATACATACCATGCCGCAAAGCCCATTGCAGGTTAGCGACAATCTCTTCCTTGCTGCGGTGCGAGGTATTCCAACCGTAACGGAACGAACCGGTGTTACCCACATCGGTTTGATTCTTTATAGCACGTTTGTACAGGTTAGGGTAGTAATCCTTTATCTCATCGAGCACGGCACGGAAGCGGTCTTCCTTGCTGGAGTCGATGGTGTTGCTCTCGATGACGAGCAGCGCGTTATTGTAATAGGCGGCAATCTGCGCAATCTTCCATGCCAACAGATCCGTCTCGCTTTCCTTACCCGACCACTCGGCTACCACTTCCGGATAACCGTCTTCCCCTGCCTGCTGCCAGTAGCGGTCAAAGACGCAGACGATGGTGTTATCCGCTGCGCTGCTGTCACCCTTGCCTAAATCGACCGTCACCAGATAGCGCTCCAGCATGTCGATGGACTTATCCACGTCTGCCCACATCTTGAGATGTCCGCGACTGTTTGGCTCAAATGACAAATTAGATAGATACTCGCTCTTATTGAAGCCGTTGGACGTGCTGACGATCTCGCCGACCTTATCCGGCTTGGTACACATGTTGTACAGTTCTTTCAGGTACTCATCCTTGAAGATAGCACTACCGGTGGACTGGAATGCTTCAATATCCGTGGACGGGTACTCGGACTTCATACGCCACTCATCCACGCCAAGGCTCTTGATACGATACCAGTTGATAGCCTCCAGCGTCGCGCCCTCATTCCACAAGAACCATTCGTAGTCGGACATGGACTGGATGAAATGCGGATAGACCTCCGGATTCGTCTTCCGTACCCGTTTGGACGGATCAAGCGTGATGGCACGGCTGTACATGTCAATCATAAACCACGCTACGAAGACGGCGGTGAACTTGCTTTCGCCCTGTTTGGCGGTGGTGTATTCGGTATGGAACGAGTTGCCGACACCCTTTGCCGTGGACTCAATGACCCACAGCGAGTAGTCGTCATCCAATATCGTACCCTCAATAGACTGCTTCACATCGTCTGGGGATTTGTTGTCAGTTGCCTTCCACAACCCGAACTCAGTGAAGTGCGCCATGCTTATATCCTCGGAACGAATCTTATCCGGCTTCACCATCGAACCGACGGAGATAGTACAGCCGCGTCCTTCCAACTCGCGTATATCATGTGTACGGCCAAACGGTTTGAGGACGGTCGGCACACCTTCGTCAATAAACGTGTCGTAGTCCTCGCAGGCTTTCTCGTACATAGACAGCACAACCTTGGATTGCTTCTCGACATCACCGACGATGACGGAGTTCCAATGGCTCTTGTGTAGTTTCTGTATCCACATCATATAGAACTGCGTGAGCGTTGAACCGCCCCACTGACGGGCTTTGAGCAGCACGATGAAGATAGGCATACCCGCCTTGCGCAGTTTTTCCAATACAGTCAAGTAGAAACGCTGGGCACGGTTGAGCACCAGGTAGTCGCGTTTAGGCTTTCCTTTGAGTTTGATTTTGATTTGGGTGCAGCCCCAATACTCGAAGTCGTGTTTGCACCGCACCTTAATAAAATACCGCCACATGCGCAAAATGGCGCGTTGGGAATCTTTGCCGAAAGCTGCTTTAGCCGCTTTTTTGAGTGATCCTTCTTGCCGGATGAGTTGTACCACCCATTCGCTCTCCATCTCCACCGGTATATACTGCACCGGCAGCGGTGCATCGGGTATCTCGATTTTGGAGCGTTTGATAATATCCGAATACTCCGTACCAACTTGCGGGTCGTACGGAGTATGAATCACCTCCAACCGCCGGAGGTTTTCTTGGATAATATCTTCTACCTTATAGGTCATCTGCGCCTGTTTTGCCTACCTGTATAATTGAAGATGACTTCCTTCACTCGATGATGGGTCATAAAAAATGATTTGGCGGGCTGTTCAACCACCATTTCATATAGTATTTTGTCCTCTGTGTGTGGAAATTGTGCTTTTAGTTTTTCGTAGTTTGCAACCAGATCATCAATCAACTCGCGCGTTTTTGGACGCAATTTTTTACCTTGCCAATTGTTGTAATGGAGAAGAATATACTTAGCCCTGTCAGAAGTAATATAAAAACGAGGAGCGGGTTGTTCCAAAATAATTGACACTATCATGTCTCTTGATAATAGGTTCATATTAACATGAGACTTTCTAATGCGTTTGTAAATCTCTTGCAGCGCGAGATTTCTTTCTTTTATACATTCTCTCTCGTTCATATTCTATTATAATTTGCAATGTGCAAAGATTTAATGTCGCTGATATGACTTTAAAAATCGGTGCAAAGATACAAATAATTTCGCAAATTGCAAAATAATTTTGGCATAAAAGCAAAAAGTATCAAAATAATCCACCAAGACCGCATTTATAATAGTAATTTTGCACCCGAAAGTTTTAATTAGTAATTACTATGGCAAAGGAAAACGAACCAATGAATGCACAGACGCAGACTCCTGCGCCGCCTGCTGCACCTTCTGCAACTCCGAACCGCGATAAAATGCTTACCGGCTTGCGTGGCAAGTACGGTGAGGAACTATCGGAGGAAGAGTTGTACGGCAAAGCGATGGAAGGCTATGATGCTGACCATGAGTACACCAAGAAATCCAAAGCAGAAGCCGAGAAACTGAATGCCTTGCTCGAATCCGATGAGAATCTGAATGATTTCTTCTGTGAGATATTCCAGCGCGGTGTGGACGGTCATCCCGAACTGGCTTTGGCGCATATCAAACCGCTCATGCAGCAGTATATCAACGGCGAGATTACTTCCGACGAG